CCCGGCCCCGCGCGCGGCCGCGCCGGGCCAGAGGAAAACAAGAAGGTTTTCGATCTGCTGCCGCTGCTTATTATCGAGATGCTCAACAAGCTGATCGAGAGCCTGCAGGCCGCAAACAGCGCCGGACAGATCGGCGCCGATGCGTTTACCAACGTGACCAGCGGCACGGTGCAGGAGCAGCTGCAGAGCATCCAGAAGAACCTTGAGGACTACCGCAGAGAGGTAAAAGAGAACGGCGCGGAAAACGTCGGCATGACGCCATTTGACGGCGTGACCGCGAATACCGTACAGGTCGCGCTCGAACAGCTGCAGGCAAACCTTGTGCGGTATATCAATGCTGTAAAATCCGCCGAGGGCGCGGGCAGTGTCGGCATTACGCCGTTCAAGGGCGTGACGAGCGGGACGGTACAGGCCGCGCTCGAGGAAATCCGCAGACAGATCGACGATGTAACGGCGGGCGTTATCCCGGACTACGGCGTGACCACCATCAAGCTGGCGCTGCAGGCCGTGACCGCCGATCGACTGGCGCAGGATGTGCTTGACATGATCGAGGCCGCAGAGCCGGCACGCAGTACCAATGAACTGGACGATTACTCAATGGAGACCGGCTGCTTTATCAACGCCGGTGCGGGCTGGAACACGTTCAAATTCCGCCATCCGTTTGAAGGCGTACCGGTTGTGACGGTGACGCCGAAGGAATTCAGCGGTTTTTGCGAGATTAAGAACGTGAGCAAGGAAGGATTCCTGTACTGCGTGCGCAAGCCGCAGCTGCAGGACGGCAGCGTGACAGAGGGCACAGTTACTACCGCTACCGGCTATATCGGCTCGGATACGGGCACTTCGCCCAGTCACAGCAAGGTCACCTATGTTTCCGGCGTGACGCTACCGGTAATCACGCTGCCGACATACGGCACAGTTACAACGGACGAGAAGATCGAAATGGATTATATCGCTATTGAGTTTGGAGGTGACGAGTAATGCTCAAGAAGATTCAGCAGGATTTCAGCTATTACTCGCATGAGTTTAAGGATAACTACCGAAAAGGCGTACACCGCCTGCGCACCATCCTTGCCAGCAGGACACAGGCGCAGGCGTTCGTGAGCAACGCAGGCGGCGTTGCGGTCGTGCTCGGCTACGAGCCGGAAACGCCGGACAAGAACGCACAGGAGCTGTATGCGCTGCTTGCGGCTTCGCCGTATATCGACGATGCGGTGCAGACGTTTCTCGGAAGCATTTACGAGGCAGGCGCGGAAAGCCAGGACGCGATGTACTCGGACAGCGCTCGCTGTCTGGAAATCCTGCACGATCCGGTTTTGTCTCGTGCCGCTGGTGCCGGCACGGTAAGCGCCGGAAAATGGATCGCAACTCTGGCAGGACAGAGCTGCAATTTGTACAGGGATATGAACGCGGTTGCCGCCAGCGATATCGCTATGACGGCAGTGGCTGCAAGTGAGACTGCAATGGCGGCTGTAGTCAGCAACGCGACGGCGCTTAACGCTCTTGTAACTTCTCAGGTTGCACTCAATGCTGTTGCCGCAAGCGAGACTGCGATGGCGGCTGTCATCGGCAATGTGACGGCGCTTAACGCTGTTGTAACCTCTCAGCTTGCGATGAACGCGGTAGCTGCAAGCGAAACTGCTATGACGGCGGTCATTGCAAACACCGCAGCGTTCAATACGGTGGTGACTTCTCATGTAGCGATGAACGCGGTAGCTTCGTCCTATGTGGCTGTGGCCGCAGTCTACGAGAGCGCGGTTGCGGTTGAAGCTGTCAAGGCAAACGAAACAGCCTGGGCGACCCTTGCGGGAGCGTCCAGCGCAGTTATGGGCAAGGCTGCGGCGAAGCTGGCCGGTTTGAATCCGGCGGACTATGCCGACATGGATGCGATTGCTGCATCCTCGACCGCTATGGCGGCCGTTGCATCGTCCCAGACCGCTATGGCGGCGATTGCAGCGTCGAGTACAGCTTTGAGTGCTATTGCTGCCAGCACAACGGCTTTAGACGCACTTTATGCAAAGAAAAAACGCATGATTGGTGCCAGCGCAAGCCTGTCCGGCAAGTTTATTATCCTCGAGATCAGCAGCAGCAACGCTTTCGATGTGTCCAAATACGGATACGCTACGCTGTCGGACGGTAGTCAGCCGAAGTGGAGCGATTATCTGGCTAAATACGCCTACTTTAAGCAGTACAAAAAGATTGCTACCTACATGAAGAATGATACCGACAGCGATGATTGGATCGACTATTTTCAGTGCTGAGCAAGGACGCATTAACATTCTAAGACGTACCACTCAGCTCTATATAGGCGCTTATGAGCCTGTTTTGGCTGAATGTTGCGGCTGAATACTGCAAAACAACCGCGAAAGTCGGTGAATACGGCGTTATCATCGCGGTTGCGTGCGCATTAGAATGTTAATGCGTAGCTGAGAGCGGCTATTTTAACAGGGGATATAGGTCACGCTGGAGGTAGAAGACCACCAGTAAATTGCCAAGGAAGTTGTGAAAAATTTTCCCACATTTGTAGTGCCCGCGGGCTGGCTTGTTTGCACCCCATCCAACTTGTACCAAGTAGATCCAGCCTCTCCACCGCTGTTTGCGTTGTAGCAACTGATCAGCCACCCCATGCCATTGCGGATGGTACGGGTCTCCCAAACGTTTCCGTTGCCCTTTGTCACGGTTGTTTTCAAAGGGCTGGAGGCAAGGGCGTTCTTTGCCGTTGCAGAGTTCGTGATTGCTGTGCGGGCCGTGCTGGACGAAGCCACGGCCGTCATAGCGGTCGAGGACGACACTACCGCGTTGAGCGCTGTGGCGTTATTGATCACAGCCGCCATAGCGGTCTAATGCGCACAAAAACGCCCTGATTTTCGGGTTTCGTGTATAATGAAAGATACACCAAATCCGAAAGGGGATACACGTTATGAATGCAAAAACAGAACTCGCAAAGCGGCTTTCCGAAACTTTTTCCGGAGGTACGCCTGTGACTGCCGAAGCGCTCGCCGCGATCTTAAAGGACTATACTATCATCAAAGACAGCGACGATCAGCGCAGCGATCTGCACCGCAGGATCAAGTATTATCTGGGCGCGAAACGCATTGACGGCTTATCCGACAAGACCCTGGGGAACTACCGCTGCAACCTCGAAATGTTCGCCGCCAGGGTGAACAAGAGCGCTGCCAAGGTAACGACCGACGACATCCGCGCCTATATTTCGTACCTCGATGAAACGCGTCATCTGAAAGACACGTCGCTTCAAACGCACATCAACACACTGCGGGCGTTTTTCGGGTGGTTGCATATCGAGGAGAAAATCAAGAAGAATCCCATGGCAAAGATACAGTCCTTAAAATTGGACAAGAAGGGCGCCCGCCAGGCGCTGACCGTTGAAGAACTGGAACGCCTGCGCGATGCCTGCAGGACGTACCGGGAGAAAGCGCTGATCGAGTTCCTTGTATCTACCGGATGCCGCTTGAGTGAAGTCGCGCAGCTGCGTGCGGCGGATCTCAATCTTGCAGACCGGTCGGTGCAGGTCACCGGCAAGGGTGACAAGGACCGTGTGGTGTACTTCTCGGTTCGTGCGCGGCTGATGATTGAGGAGTATATGGTATCCCGCAAGGGCGGCGACGGCCTGTTTGTGTCCAGCAAATCGCCCTACGACCCGCTCAAGCCGCGTGCCATTCAGCGCATCGTCCACAGCCTGAGTGAGCGCGCCGGACTGGAGGGCAGGGTACACCCGCATCTGCTCCGGCACACGTTTGCGACCCATGCGTTAAATGGCGGTATGGACGTAACCGTTATTCAGCGCCTGCTCGGTCACGAGGACATTGCAACGACGCAGATCTACGCCGAGCTGAATGAGGAAGGCGTAAGGCATCAATACAATAAGTATGTGGCGAACTGACCACAGAAAGGAAGGACAAATGAAAATCAACGAAATCAAGGCTCTGGACTACCAGGCAGACGGCGACCTGCTGACGATCCCGTTTGCAGAAACGTCGGTCGAGGCC